ACCTACCGCCGCCAACTAGCAGAGATTCTGGTTGCGGTCGGTTGGTGGCCTAGCAACATTGTGTTTGACGCTCGAGACATAGCAACGGTCATTAAAGTGCTTAACGACGCAAACAAAAAACGGAGATAACGTGGCGGAAGTATCGGCAAGGGTTGAGGTTGTAGGGCTTAAGGATGCCTTAAAGACCCTGAACAAGATTGACAAGTCTTTGCGCCGAGAGATCACTAAGGATTACAAGCGCATTGTTCAGCCTGTTATTGACGACGCCAACAAGCTTGTGCCTACTGGCGTCCCGTTGTCTGGTATGGCTCGCAATTGGCAAACCAAATCTGGGTTTCAGTTGTTGCCGTGGATACCTGGCATGAAACAAAAGATCGCCGCCAAGATCAATACTCGAGCAATCAAGGAATACGGCGGTAACACCACGAATGTGGGCACGTTTGCCATTCAATGGAAAGGCGCAACAGGCACCATGTTTGACACGTCTATGGCTGGCTCGCTTGGCCGTGCGCTAACTGCACGCTATGGCAGTCGTTCGCGAGTAATGTGGAAAGCGTACGAGCAACGCCAAAGTGATGTCATGTCCGAGATGGAACAACTGGTCAAGCGCGTTATGAAAGAAGCGAACAGAGAGACCGCGTAATGGCAATCAATATCCCGATTATTTCAGAGTTTGACGGCAAAGGGATTAAGAAGGCTATTGCCCAATTTAAGCAACTGGAAACAACGTCAGAAAAAGCCCAGTTTGCTATTAAGAAGGCGGCTGTGCCGGCAGCTGCGGCGCTTGGTGGTTTGGCGTTGGCACTTGGTGACGCAACCAAGGCTGCGATGGAAGATCAGCAGGAGCAGGCGGCGTTAGCGCTTACTTTGCAGAATGTGACTGGCGCGGGAGCCGCGCAGACCGCACAAATTGAAGATCAGATATCGGCAATGAGCAGGGCGTCTGGCATTGCGGATACCGAATACCGCAAGAGCCTTGAGGCTTTGGTGCGCGGTACAAAAGACGTTGACCTTGCCATGAAAGACATGAACCTGGTCATGGACATCAGCACAGCGTTGCAAATGGATTCGAGCACCGTTGCTGACGCGCTTGCTAAGGCATACCAAGGCAACTTTAAGGCGCTCCGATCATTGACCCCAGAAATGGCAACAATGATCAAAGAAGGCGCAAGCCTGAACGAAGTTATGGACGTGCTAGGCGGCACGTTCGGCGGCGCAACCGCAACCGCAGCAGACACCGCTGCAGGCAAAATGAAAATCTTGTCTAACTCCATTGGCGAAACCAAAGAGTCAATCGGTGCCGCATTGTTGCCAGTAGTTGAGGCCGTGCTCCCGATCTTGAACAAGTTTGCTATGTGGGCACAAGACAACCCCAAAGCATTCCTGTTTATTGCTGGAGCAATCGGCGCGGTCGCTGCAGCAATTGTTGCCACCAACATTGCCATGGCACTAAACCCATTTAGCCTTATCGCTGCAGGCATTGCATTGCTGATTGTTGGTTTAGTTGCCGCATACAACAAGTTTGAGTGGTTTCGCGACGGCATCAATTTAATTGTCAACACCGTTATTGGATTTTTTGCTGGCATGGTAAACGCTGCAATTGGCGCGGTAAACGCAATTATTAGCGCTTATAACTCAATCCCATTGTTGCCAGACATTCCAAAAGCCCCAACCGTGCCGGTGCCACAACTTGGCAGAACAGCCAATACACCTGCACCAGGTCGCATGAGCATCCCTCGATTAGCCGAAGGTGGCATCGTGTCAAGCCCTACACTTGCCCTTATTGGTGAGGCAGGCCCAGAAGCAGTCGTACCGTTAGACCGCATGCAAACAGGTGGCGGAATAACGATCAACGTCACAGGAGGACTTGCTACAAGTGCCGAGATCGGTGAATCAGTTGTTAATGCTTTGCGCGCTTATTCGCGTAGCGCTGGGCCGTTGCAGTTACAGGTGGCGTAATGCCAGGCACAGCCGTAGTCAATTCGGGAAATTATGACCTAAAGATTGCTACAGGTTTTCAAGTTGACGCATTTGTGCTTGACGATGCGCTTAAAGGCGTATTAGATAACACGACATACGTGCTTGATGGCACGACCGAGTTCGCTGATGTTATGGACTCGACTATCAGCATTAACGTGCGTCGCGGTCGCCGTGACGTGGGCGATCAGTTCAGCGCCGGCACAATGACATTCACCATTCAAGACGTGGACGGCATTTTTAACCCGTTTGACCAAAACAGCCCGTATTACGACACTCCGCAATCTAAGCCTGGGCTTGCCCCATTGCGCGCCGTACAGCTTATCCGCTACAGCAACACCAATGTGCCCGAATCATTGTTTAGCGGTTATGTGGTCAACTATGACTACAACTTTGCGCTTGGCGGATTGGACACGGTCACCGTGTATTGCGCTGATCAATTTTATTTGCTCGCACAAACATTCCTAGACGAATTAAACGTCACCGCCGAAACATCAGGTGAACGCATAGAAACAGTCTTAGACCTGCCAGAAGTAGATTTCCCTGCGGGCTCTCGAAGCATCGCGACAGGCACCGTAAACCTTGGTCACGATAGCGCCTACACCGTGCCAGCAGGAACTAACGCGCTGCAATATTTAACCCAAATTAACGACACCGCCGAGTTTGGCCGTTTGTTTATGTCACGGTCTGGAGTGCTGACATTCCAACAGCGCATTGGCAACACGTTAAGCGCGCCTGTAGCCGAGTTCAAAGATGACGGCACAGAATACAATTACGACGGAGTAGGCATTTCATTTGAGGCTGATTCCGTAATTAACAGATCAGTTGTTACAGGCTTAGACGGTGATACTTACACGGCTACCGACGCTGGATCAATTGCCACATACTTTATTCAAACGTCAAGCATCACCAACAGCCTGCTGCATGTGGCTGGTGAAATTCAGGCAGCTGCTGAATATTTGCTTAACCCAGAACCCGAACCACGTTACACATCCGTTGCAACTAAATTTTTAATGCTGACCACAGCTCAAAAAGACACGCTGGCAACCGTAGATATTGGCGACACGATCAGCGTAGAAAAGACGTTTCCAAGCGGTGCCGGCACAACCCAGTTGGCGCAAGAGTTGTCGGTTGAGGGCATTGAGCATCGGCTTGATTTCAGCACAGGCCACAGCGTGCTTTATAGCACCGCGCCTACAACGATTGTTTATGAGCTCATATTGGATGATTTGATCTATGGCGTACTTGACGCCGAAAATGTCTTAGGATAGGAGAACTTATGGGAGTTAACGCACAAACCGCCGTACCAGCATTTACCGCAGGCCAAGTTTTAACAGCTGCACAAATGACACAGGTAAACACGGGAATACCTGTGTTTGCTGACACGACCGCTCGAGACGCCGCATTTGGTGGCACAGGCGAAAAAGTGCTGGCAGAAGGACAGTATGCGTATTTAGAAAGCACCAACGTCACGCAATACTATGACGGTTCAGCATGGCAATCTGTAGGCGCAAGTGGTTTAACTTACATTACAGGCGCTTCATTTTCGGCTGTCGCAACCGTTGATAGTCCACAAAACACATTCACAAGCACCTACGCCAATTATTTGGTCATTGTTGATATTCAGACGGTGGCGAGTGCGGCAGCGTTTTATTGGCGTTTTGCCACAACTGGAACACCAGTTACAACAGGTTATGACTGGGCAGGTATGACCGTGAGGAGCACAGCTGCAACATTCCCAGGTGGCGCATCAAACGCAGCACAATTTTATGTTGGAGATGTTGGCGCAATTGAATTTTCGTCATTTGCGTTTACGGTCATTAATCCGCAAGTTTCTGCGCGTAACAGCAAAATTATTTGGGCAGGCCCTCATGCAGATGGGACTTATTATTATTCCACCTCGGCAGCAGGTAGAAATCTTACAGCTGCTAGCCATGACGGCTTTCGATTGTTTAATAGCGGTGGTGTCAACATGACAGGGAGTTACAAGGTATATGGCTACGCAAATTCCTAAAATCCAAATTGGCAATCTAGTACGCGATATGACAACCGAAGAAATTGCGGAATTAAACGCTGACAAAGCTGCTTACAAAGAACAACAAAAAGAAGCCGCATTGAAAGCACAAGCAAAAGCGGACGTTATAGCAAAACTTGGGCTAACAGCCGAAGAAGTCGCCGCATTGTTATCGTGATCAAATGGATACTCAGATTGTGGTGGCTTTGGTCGGTGGGGGTTTCGCTGTGGTGGTGGCGCTCATTAGCAAAATCGGCATCGACAACAAAAAAGACCACGGCAAAGTCCACCAAATGCTTGGCCGAATAGAAGAAAAGATTGATCACCATGTTCAAAATCACAACTAAAGACAAAGCAATGCTGGCCAGTTATGCGCGCTCACTTGTTGGCGCACTTATTGCGGTTTACTCAACTGGCGCAACAGACCCACGCGACTACGGCAAAGGCGCAATCGCAGCAATTATCCCACCAATTATGCGTTGGGTAAACAAAAACGATCAGGCGTTCGGGCGTGGCAACAGCCAAAGCTAACCCGAACTCACGCCCATATACGGGCAACAGCGACGGCGCATCAGCAGGCCCACGTGCCGGCATGAACGAATGGATAAAGCAAGCGATCGCAGCATCAAATAACGCTGTCTGGAATAACGGGTCTTGGGGTGTGCGTGACATGCGCGGCAAAACTGGCTCATTGTCAGTTCATGCCACGGGCAGAGCTGTTGACTTGTCGTATCGCAAAAGCGAAAGACGAACACAAGCGAACCGTAAAGGCGCGGTGTCGTTCATTAACATTGTGGTCGCTAATGCAAACACGCTTGGCGTTGAGTGCATCCTCGACTATTTCCCTACGCCGTACGGGCGCGCATGGCGTTGCGATCGTCAGGCTTGGAAGAAATACAGCAAGCCAACAATCCACGGGGCACCAGGTGGCGATTGGTTCCATATTGAGATCACACCACAAGCCGCCGACTCGGTGATCTTCGTAAAAGCCGCATTCCTAAAGGTGTTTGGGGAAATCCCACCCAAAGCTTGAACTATGTTCTAGGGTCGAAGTACCGACAAAAGGACAGGCAATGACTGACCCACAGATAGTTGATTACAGCGTCTATACAGGAGTGATGGACAACGGCCAAGAAATCTTGGTGCAGATATTTTCTAGCCCAGAGTCGGGCAAGTTCCTCATGGGACAAATCGCATTCAGATCGCACGCATCTAGTTGGGGCGTGCCCATACCTTTGGAGAAACGATGAACTATTTTGCAGAAAAAATCATAGGGCTAG